TCACGCAGTGAGCGGCCCGCGGGAGCTGCTCACGTTTCGGAAGATGGCTGGGCGGCTGGGATGGGGCGACAGCAGGGCGGCGGCCGTCCGACTCAAGCGGGCCGTACTGACCCGTGAACGCGAGCTCGGAAAGCGCATCGCAACCCGCACCGGCGGCCACCACCGGATTACCGAGAGCGCCTTAACCCGCTGGATGCCTGAGCTTCGCCGGTCGAAGGTCGACGAGCTGGCAGCCAACTTCAGGAGCTACCTCACCGACATTGACGCCAGGATTTCGGAGGGCGCCGCCGACTATGTGGCGAAGAACGTGGATCCTCGATTGGATGAATTGTGGGCTCGCGACGAAAAGCTAGCGGAAAACCTCGACCAACTGGGCGCCCGGGTCGCGCAGATTGTCACCGGAAACCGACACGCAGGAGCACGCAAACGCACGGGCTGAGCACGCTAGATGAAAAGCCCTCGCGCAGGATCTCACAGGTCCGGAAGCGAGAGCACCACGGCCACACCTGCCTCACGAGGCCCACGGCGCCCCAGCTCGCAAAGGGCCGACGCCGAGTCCCGCTCGAAGCTCACCGCCCGAACCAACGCCAATCGGCGGTCACCTAGCGGTGTCCAACGCGAGTAGTCGGTCCAATCCGACGGCGGAGGCAGGGTGAGCGGGTCCACGGCACGCAGGCAGGATACACGAAGCGGGCCAAGGGGCCTACACGAACGAGCACACCAGCACTCCCAACGCCGGACGCGGCGGTAAAAACACGGTTGCACGGGAGAGCACGGAGTCGCACATGGCGCAGCGAAAGCGCCGTACCCTCAGCGCCCACCCGGAAGCACCGACAAGCAAGCAAGGCAGGCTGGACTACATCGTCTCGCTGATGGCTCAGAATCTCTGGGTCACAGGCGTAACGGGGGTTGAGCTCGCGGAAGCTTGGGGGCTCTCGGCGGAAACGCTGGCAAAGGACGCGGCCGAGGCGTCACGGACGTTCACGGCGAACCCGCTGGACCGGGCGTTCCTGCAAGCTCGCTGGCACGCCAAGATTGAAGGTGCGCAGGCGCAAGCGGCTCGGATGGGCCGCCTCGAAGCGCTCGCCTCACTGCTCAAGCTCGAAGGCGACCACCTCGGCACGTTCGAGGAAGCGAAGCCTGCTGAGGGCTCGCGCCGGATCGAGGTCGTGTTCAGCGAGGCGCCGGGGCTCGAGGAGCCATGAGCGCGCGGATTGCGTTCAACGGTCCGCAGTCGCTGGTGATGCGATGCGTCCTGCCGGGGCGCACGATCGTCATCCCTTGGGGTCGCGGAGTAGGCAAAAGCTGGTTCATCCGGCGCCTGGCCTACCTGTTGATCGCGCAGTGGGAGCACCGCGAGCGGCAGACGCCGAGCGGGCGAGTCCGGGGTATCCGGATCGTGTTCCTGCTCCCCACGTTCAAGATGTTCCGGGACGTGCACTCGCGAGCAATGCTCGACGAGCTGCAGAACGAGTTCGCCTCGCTCGAAGCCTCGGTTGACCGCACGACTTTTACCGTCACGTTCCCCGGCGGCTCGAGCATCCAGGTCTTTCCAGCCTCGGATCACGGTGGCCAACGAGCCCGCGGCATTCGTGCTGATGTGGCGATGGTCGACGAGGCCGACGATACTGATTCTGAGATCTACGATGGTGTAGTGACTCCGTGGTTTACGGAGCCCTGGTCGCTGAAGATCAGAATCGTCAGCGGCACGCCAAAGCGAGGTCGACATGGGCTCTTGTTTCGCCTCCATGAGGCGGGGCTCAAAGGGCGACGCATTCGAGCTGGGCGCACCGATGGATTCTCGCTCGAAGAGCTAGATGCTCTAGCTCGTTTCTATACGGTCCACGCGACCTACAAGCACGCTCCGCAGAACGTCGACCAGCGCGAAGTCGAGACCGCACGGGTCACGATGCCCGCGGCGACCTTCGACCGCGAGTACAACTGCAACTTCGACGCCGGCGAAGGCCTCGTCTATCCGTTCGACGAAGCCTTCCATGTCCGCGAGCCGCCAAGCCTCGACTTCTTCTCCGAATTCATCTGTGGTGTTGACCACGGCTGGACCGATCCCGGTGTGCTGTTACTCGGCGGTATCGTCGGCAACGGTCAAGACGCCGAGCTCTGGCTGCTTGATGAGCAGTACAAGAGCGAGGCCCCGAACTCGCACTGGGACGCCCTAGCGAAAGCCTGGGACATCCAAGCGGGCAAGAAGGTCCAGTTCTGGGCCGACCGCTCGCGCCCCGATCGCATCGACGCCTTCCGGCACCAAGGCCTAGCGATTCAGGCAGGAGACAGCGACCCTAACGCCATCGCCGCTGGAATCTCGCGCGTGGCCGACCTGCTGTTCATCCGCCAGGTCGAAGAGATCGGACCCAAGTTTCTGTCGCTCGTGAGCCGCAAGGCTCGCCTCTACGTCTCCCCGGGCTGCACGAACACTATCCGCGAATTCGGCCTGTACCGCCGCAAGAAGAACCCCGACGGCACCTTCAGCGAGGATCCGCAGGACAAGGACAACCACACGATGGACGCGCTTCGGTACATGGTGCTCGGCCGCTTCGGTCGCATGCCCAATCAGCGCACTGTCGTGAGTGGACGGTAAGGTGCGAGCCCCCGAATTCGTAGGCATGGATCAGGCCCAAAAGGCCGCGCTCGCCAACATGCCGCCGCGCTTCCTGCGTCTGCAGGCGCTCGAGAGCTGGGCGCTGGGTACCCAATACGACGGGCGTCCTGATTGGTGGAACGGGGATTGTCCGGTCTGGGAGCGCAAGCCCTGCGTGCGTTACCCGGCGGTCAAGATCGCCATCCAGTCCAATAGCGACTTGGTTCTCGGCGAGGGCCGCTTCCCGACGCCGACAACCAAGCCGGAGGAAGACGAAGACGAAGACGACGAGTCGAGCAACGACTCGAACGACGACTCGGTCGCAGCCAGCGCCGACACGGACACCGCGGACAACGGTCTGAGCGAAGACGATAGCGACGTTTTCGACCGCTTCATTCGCGAGTACCACAAGATTTCGCGCTTCCGAGCGCATTGCCGTGAGAGCTTCGAAGCTGCGCAGGCTGCGAGCACGGCAGTTGCGCTTCATGGGCACCGCAACGGCAAGCCCTTCAACGAGCTGATCCCGGCGAAATGGTGCACGCCGCAGCTCGATAGCGAAGGCGTCGTCCTTGCGCTCGAGATTCGTTACCCGTACTTCGAAGAGTACAAGCAGCCCGACGGCAAGTGGGCCGTGCGCTGCAAGCTATACCGTCGCACGCTCGACGAGACGACCGATATCACCTACGCGCCGGCGGACGCCGACGACCAGGGCACCGAGCCCAATTGGCGCGCGCAGACCACGATCGCTCACGGTCTAGGGTTCTGCCCGGCCATCTGGTATCCGTTCATGAAGGGTTCCGGTCCCTTCAATCAGCTCGACGGCCATGCAATCCACGCGGGCTTCGAGGACCAGGTTCAGGGGCTCGACATTGCGCTCAGCCAAAAGCATCGCTGTGCGCTGCTGAGTGAGCCGCAGCCGGTCGAGATCGGCGTGATTCCGGGAACCAACCCGACCGCCGAAATGGGCCGCGCTGCCAACGTACCATCAACCGAGCACGGCGGGCCGCAACCTGGTAGCCCGAGCTACACCGGTGGAGACCCGGGCAGGGCAACGGGTTCGTACATGTACGACTCGCCAGCTCGAGCCGCGCGCAAGAAGGGCCCTGGCTTCATCTGGAGCTACCCGAACGAGAAAACGAGCGTCGAGATGCTCGCTTTCCCGGACAGTGTACTCAAGGGCATGCAGGACCACTGCGAGGACCTCTTGCAGAAGCTCGAAGAGTCGCTCGCGGTCGTGTTCCCCAAGCCGGGCCAATTCAAGGGCACTGGCGTTGTCAGTGGCCGCGCGATCGAGCAATCGAAGCAGCGCCAATACGACCGCTGCGACAAGTACCGCGACGACTTCGGCGACCGCTTCATCAATCCCAGCATCGACATGCAACTGCGTATTGCCCTGAAGGCGCGCGAGCAGCTGCGCGTCCCTGGCATCAAGCAAGCGCTGCCCATTCTCGACCGCTTCGACCAGCCGACAGCAGATCCCAATGCCGTGGCAGCCGCCTAGCCTCTCGCTCAAATGGGGCAGCTACGTCAAGCCGGATGAGCAGTCGCAACTCTTCGTAGTGCAAGCCGTGCAGGCTGCGCTCGGCGGCAGCGGCGGGACGCAGATCATCACCAAGCGCCTAGCGCTGAACAAGCTCAAGCAAGCCGGCGTCTTCGAGATCGAGAACATCTCGGCGGTGCTCGAGAGCCTCCAAGAGGAAGCCGACGAGAATGCAAACCGCGAGCTGGACGCCGCAAAGGCCGCGCTCGACGCGCAAGCTGGCGCTCAGCGGCCTGGCAAGGATGCTCCGCCTAACGCTTCCGGATCGGGTGGTGGTGGCGGGCGGCCCCCGAGCGGGAAAGTCGACGCTCGCTAGCGCCGTCGCGGGCGCGCACCGAATTCACGACGGCGAAGAGCTTGTGGGCCTCGAATGGTCAGCCGGCTCTGAGCGCGCCTCCCATTGGCTCGATGAGCCGGGACCTTGGATTTGCGAAAACGTCGCGATGCCGCGTGCTCTCCGCAAGTGGCTAGCTCGTAACCCGTCTGGAACTCCAGCCGATCTCATCATCTGGATCAACGAACCAGTGGTCGAGCGGTCGCGTGGACAGCACGTCATGGCGCTCGGGTGCGCCACTGTTTGGAACGAGATTCTCCACGACATCGTGAGTCGAGGCTCGCGGATTCTGGAGATGTAGCAAGCCATGATTTACGACCTATTCACCTCGCGCCGAGTCGTCGACGTCACGCTTTCAGGCGCTGACGTCGCGATCGCGTGCACCGATGGGCTCGGGCCGCGAGCCATCTGGGTCGGCGGCGCAGGCGTTCTCAAGGTCAAGCTCATCGATGCGCCGGCTACCACCGTGAGCTTCACGGTGCCCGCGGGAACGGTCATGCAGATTCAGCCCTGCACCATTCTCAGCAGCGGCAACGGCACGACGGCGACCGAAGTCAAGTTGATGTACTGATGGACGGGCAGGCGTTCGAGTTCACGCCCGGAGGCATCTTCGAGCTCAAGCCCGAAGGTCAGCCACAAGGGCAAGCGATTGCGCCCGGCATCATGGCCGGCGGCGCTGCGCTCGAAGCCGCTCGCGCGCAACAACCGGATGCCGCTCAGCAGCCGATGCGTGCCGCTCTAGCTGATCCGATTGGTGCGCCAAAAACGCTCATCGTCGAGCCCCAGAAACTCAACCGCCGCGAGTGGCGGAAAGAGTTGCAGGCGCGGCTCAAGGTCGTGCAGCGCGAAATCAAGCGCCTTCGTTCACTCGAGGACGAAGAAGCCGAGCTCCAAAGACTCATCGCGGCAGCGAAACAGCCGCCCGCCAAAGTCACCCGAATCGATTCTGCCCGTCGCTCAGGCTGACGGGACCGGAGAAAGAGAACCATGTCCGTCATCGCAGCCACCATCACCGACGTCAACCTCATCGGTTCCACCGATGGCGGGATCGGCGCACGCAAGTTTTACCACGTGCTCTGCAACTCCGCGACGAGCGTGACTGCGGGCGACACGATGGCCGTGCTCACCGCCAACACGTCGATCGCCACGATCACCAAAGCCGGCAAGACGCTGACCTTGCGCCAGTGCGCGGGCTACAAGCCAGGTCTCAGCCCAGGTGGCACGGCGGTCTACGGCCTTATCGCGACCGTCAATGGCACCTCGCTCGAGTTCTCGGTTGGTGGCACCACCGCCGCGGCTGCCGTCACGGCACCATTCACCTTCTCGTTGTTCGTCTCGCTGGACGAATCCTGATGCAAGCTGAAGGACGCTCGATCACCATCGAGGAGGCCGAGCAGGGGCGCCAGCAGCGCGTCTCTGCCAGCCTCAAGTCGCGCATTCCGGCGCTCTATGAGCGAGCAGTTCAGGCCGTTCTAGCGCAGAAGCGCGCTTATGCCGAGATGGCATCCGTCAAACTCGAGCTGGCCGGAGCGGTGACGCCTTCCCAGGTCGTCGACGTGATGGACGAGATCGACCGCGAAACCAACGCGATCTTGCTGGCCGCCAAAGACGTCAAAACGGCCTCGCAGACAGAGCTGGCCTCGCAACCGACGAGTGCTCGATTCGCCGCCACGGAGCTGAACGCCAAGGGCGCTGAGCCTGCGGTCGAAGCCACGCCGAAGCGTCCAGCCAAGAACTGATCGCCGCCACAGAAAACGCTGATGGGAGTCAAGCGTCCAACGGTCGTCCTCGCGATGATCGTGAAAAACGAATCCGCCGTCATTGCGCGGTGCCTGCGTTCGCTCAAGCCGTACATCACGGGCTGGGCGATCTCCGACACCGGCAGCACCGATGGCACCCAAGACATCATCCGGCGCGAGCTGGGTGACCTTCCGGGTGAGCTGATCGAACGACCCTGGGTCGACTTCGCGCACAACCGCAACGAGGCCCTGGCCCTTGCGGAGCAGCAGGAGCCCGACTGGATCCTCATCATCGACGCCGATGAAGAGCTGGTGCCCGAGCCCGGGTTCTCGCTCGCTGACGCTGAAGGCGACGCTGTCACCGCGCGCTTTCAGGTAGCCGGAACCTCGGCGTGGTGGGGACGCAAGCTGCTCCTGCGAGCCAGCTGCGGCTTCCGCTACCAGGGCATTCTCGACGAGTACATCGACGCAACGAAGCACAAGGAGTCGGTGCTGATGGCATGCAGCGTGCTGTCCCACACGGACGGCGCGCGTAGCAAGGATGGGCTCCAGGCGAAATTCGAGCGCGACGCCGCGGTTTACGCGGATGTCCTGCAGAGGGAACCCGAGAACGCGCGTTACTGGTTCTACTTCGCTCAGCGACTCTCCGGTGCGGCAACGCTCCGCGAAGACGAAGCGGAGCGCAATGCCGGTCTCACCCAAGCCATTGCCGCTTACCGCAAGCGCATCGAGCTAGGTGGTTGGGCCGAAGAGATCTACTTCTCACTTCAGCAGATCTCGACCTACCGCGAGATGCGTGGCGATGATTGGCGCGATGTAGCGCGTAGCCTCCAAGAGGCCTACTCATTCCGGCCAACGCGAGCTGAGCCGCTTTTCGCGCTCGCCGTCCTGCACCGGACCCATGGCGAGCTTGGCCTGGCCGAGATGTACGCCCGGGCGGCCATGAAAACGCCGCGGCCAGCCGATGCGCTGACCTGCGATGAAAGCGTTTACGCTTGGCGCGCCATCGACGAGACGGCGGGGATCCTAGCGCAGACTGGTCGCCTCACGGAGGCGCGCCAACTCCTCGAAAAGCTCTGGGAGCTCGAGCAGCTTCCGAACGACCAGCGCGAGCGCGTCGCCGAAAACATCGCTCTCCTGCGCGCTGAAGAACCGCCGACGCCCGAATTCATCGGACCCGACGAACAAGTTTACGCCGGACAAGCTCAGGCTCTGCGCACGCATGGCCGGGTTGCCTTTCGGAAGCTCGCCCAGGAATACCTGCGCAGCTACCAAGCCCAGACCCTGCCATCGCCGATTCGGTGGCTTTGGATCGCCCTGGTCGCGCTCTTTGGACGCGCCGCAAGCTGGGCCCCGGCACTTGCATGTGTGCCGCTGACTTACTGGGCCGTGCGCCCGCTGGTCGGCGAAGACCCAGCACTGCTGGCTTGGATGCTGGCAGCGGCCTCGCCGCTCTTGATGCTCACCGGCAAGCGTCGCCTTCAAGACCCGCTCATTGCCGCTCTCACGCTGGGCGCCGTCGGTTTTGCGGCACGCGGCAACCCCTATGGCCTGGCCTTAGTAGCCTTCGCGCTCCTGGCCTGCAAAGAGGCCTCGATCCTCATTCTGCCAGCCCTGCTGATTGCTTGGGTCGGCCCGCTCGAGAACTTCGCTACCAGCACCGGATTGGCCGCAATCGCGGCGGCCGGCGCTGCCCTGTTCCTGTTCCGTGACATGGCGTTACCCATGCTGCGAGCGGGGGCGAAAGGACATGGCACGCCCTACACGCTGGCTCACCAGCGCGGCGCCTGGCATCGCTTACTCGTCGACTTCGTGCTCACGAGCCCGCTGGCAATGCTGAGCGCTGTCGCTGGCGACGCCATCACGCCAAGCGCAACGCGACTGCTCTGCATCGTCGCCGCTCTCGTCGCAACGCATTCACTCGCACCGGTACGCAACATTCGCCTGCTTCTTGCTGCCGAGCTTCTGCTTCGCGCGGCAGCGGCCACCGTGCTCGCGGCGCATGGGCTCTGGTTCCTGCTGCCAGTCATGGTCGCGACTGACGTGTTCGCCTCGCGCAAGCTGCGCAATATCTACGATCCCATCACGGCCGCGCTGACCGGCCAACTCGGGATGACGCCTTAGTCAGTAGCTACCTCCAACTACCTCGGACGCGAGGGCAAAAACACGGGACCGGGAGGTCAACATGGCCGACGAGACGACGCCGCAAGGCACCACTGCGCCCGCTGCAAGTTCTGCAGCAATACCCACGGATCCGAAAGCCGCAGCCGCAGCGCTGCTTGGCTACGACCCCGACAATCCCCCTTGGCTCAAGGGACGGCTGGAAGGCGCGCAAAAAGCCGCGCTCGAGGGGCTTGGTGTTACCGATCCGGCGAAAGCCAAAGAGCTACTCGCAGCAGCCGCCAAGGCCGAAGAAGACGCCAAGACTGCGGCTCAGAAGCTAGGCGAAACCAGCACCGCGCTGAGCAGCGCGAAAGCAGAACTAGCTCGCCAACAGGCGGTCACAGCCGAGCACGCGGCTCGCATGATGATCGGCCTCACCGCTGAACAGCAAGCGGCCGTGAAAGCCATCGCCGGCGAAGACGCCGCGACGCAGCTCCGCACCATCACTGCGCTCACCCCGACATGGGCAGCAGCAGGAACGCCCGCCGGTGGCGCCCTGCCGCCCGCACCGCCGAAAGCGCCAGCAACTCCTCCGGGTGGCACTGCGCCTCCGGCGGCTCCGCCTCCGGGCGACCCATCGTCACCGCCGGACCATGCGGCGATTCACGCCGAGCTCCTGAAAACCAATCCATTCGCCGCCGCGCAATACGGACTCGCGCACGCAGCGGACGTTTGGAAGATCACTAGTTAGCAACGCAACTCCGTTTCGGGGGTGACCCCTAGTCGGAGAAAGAAAGGCCGAGAATGGCTTCGTATCAACGGGCGAGCATGCCCGAAAATTTCTACGACATCACCTCCAGCATGCTGCTCGTGCAACCCGAGCCGCAGTACTTGTACGCGCAGCTCTTCATGGCCGCGCTGGGCATTTCGCTCCAGCCGCCGGGCATGATGGGCATCCCGCTCCCCGATCGTCAGGTCGGCGGAAACGGCGCACCGTATTCGGCTGCCGAGCGCGATCGGTTGATGCTCGCCAATCCGCTGAGCACGGACCTGTTTTCGGTCAACGTCAATTTCGACGCGATGCCGGGCAACACCATCCGGATCAACCGGCCGGTGTTCGCGAACTCGACGTACACCGCGGCAAGCCGCCTGATCTCGTCAGGAAGCACCATCTCGACGACGCCCATCACGGTGGCGGCGCAGCAAACCAGCCTCACGCTGTACCGCTACGGCGGCCCCTACAGCACCGCGGTGCAGCCGTACGCCATCGAGGCGTTCGATGCGCGAATGGGCGTCCACAAGGCTGCGAGCATCTTCGGCACGAACCTGAAGCGCGACTTCCACAAGTTCCTCGACAGCGTGCTGGTGACGCTCGCCGACTTGGCGAATACGGCGATCTACCCGCAAGGGATGACCGGCGTGGACGATGCCACCGTGGCAGGCTCGTTCAAGTTCCGTTTCGAGCAGCTCGTGCGCACCGAGCGCACCATGGACGATTCGAATCTTCCGACGTTCTCGGACGGTTACCGACTCCTGGTGCTCACGCCCACGCAGATCGCCGACCTGGCGCTCGACAGCAACTACCGCCAACAGGCGCAGTTCTTCCCCCAATACAACGCGCTGTTCCCCGGCTACGTTGGATCGGTCCGCAAGTTCCACATCTTCAAGAGCACCACGCTCTCGACGACGGCGAACAGCTCAAGCATCAACATCCAGTATGGCCACGCGCTCGCACCTGGCGTGTTCATGGGCGGCATGGGTCGTGCGCCCCGCGTCGCGCCGAACACCAACGACAACTACGGCGAAACCGTGTTGTTCATCTGGCTCGCCGACCTCGCGTTCGCGCTGGCCAACAACACCTTCAGCCTGAGCGTCCGCTCGAGCGCGTAAGGAGCGCCCATGTCGCAACTTCGGTACAACGTTCAAATCACGACCGGCACGCTGAATGCCGTGTCGGGAACGTCCGTTACGGGCGCCAGCGTGTTCATCGGTCAGGACATGTTGCAGCTCGAGGGCGACCTCTCGGCGCATCTCATCCTGACGGCCGCGACGGCGTCGCTGACCATCAAGCCTTACTGGCAAGTGTCGAACGACAACACGACGTTCGTCACCATCAACAACGATGCGAGCGCCGCAGATACGGCCATCGTCACCGGCGTGGCAAACACCACGAAGGCGCTCACGGCGCCACGTGGAGTGCTCGACTACAAGTTCGCGCGCTGCATGCTGCTCGTCGGTGGCGCCACCGGCGCGGCCGGCGACCTCTTCTCGATCGGCTACTCCTACCGCCAGGTCGATTGAGCGAGGGCTAAGTGGCCCTGCTCGATAGCGAGATTGCCGAGATCAAGGCGGAGCTCGGGTTCAACCTGCTCACCACTGGCGCGATCCCCTACATCGGGATCGTCGCCTTATTTGAGCAGGTGATCCAGAACAACGTCAGCACAGGGCCCGCCACCACGAGCGCCACGGTTGTCAGCGCTGCATCAAGCCCAACCCCAGTTGGTCTGATTTTGGCCAGCGCCACGGGCTTCGCTGCTGGTCAGCGTGTCGTGGTCGACGTCGACGACTTCGAAGAAACGGCCACGGTTCGCAGCATCTCGGGCAGCACCATCACGGTGGGACTGCGATTGGCGCACACCGCTGGTTACCCAGTGGCTGTGGTGTGCGGCGAGACGCTGGTTCGCCAAGCGCTTCGTCGCATTCGCGCCGTCAAGGAAGAGCTGGCCAACACCTTCGGCGAAGGCGCGCTCAAGCAGGTCGACGAGGTGCAGTTCTACCAAGTCGCCGGCAACCAAACGGCGTTCGGTGTGCTCGGCGTGAACCTCAACTACTGGCGCGATGAGCTGGCCTCACGGCTTGGCATCGCGTCGATGTGGTCGATGCGACAAGGGGCCGCGCAGACGCTCTCGGTCTACTAATGTCACTCCCCTCCTCCCGTCTCGACCGCTACCGCCGCATCGCGGGCAGGGCGCGAAGGGTGCCAGGGGAGCATGGGCTACGGCCCTACTCGGTCGCAATCGTGATCGGCACCTGGGCTGGCTCCTACGTCGGTCGCGGCGGCAAATTCGAAACAACGGAGCCGATCACGGAACTCGGTGGCTTCCCGCCGAAGGTACGTTTCCTCAACGAGGAGCAACGGACCCTGGCCGGCCTCGCCGATGGTGCCTGCACGGTTGGGCCGATCACGCCGGACAACTCCTCGGGCGGCACGGCGCTTTCTGAGCTCGTGCCCGCGGTCGCCGCCCAAGTGGAAGTGCACGTCAGGATCACCGGTCCGGCATATCCGCAAGGAGCGCTGTTCGCTGTCAAAGAGGTCAAGACTGACCGAGCACTGCACTGGACGCTGGTTTGCGTTCCCTCTGAAAAGTCGTGACCGCCAGCAATTCAGTGCAGCAGAGCATCGGGGCGCTCAGCTTCCCGCTCGCTGATGGCACCAGCGCCGACCTTGCAGATCTCGACCCCGCTCGCGACATCCTGCTTGAGCTGTTCGCAGCGGCGATCGATGCCGAATTGGCGCCACGTTGGGGCGCAGCAACCGATGGTACGCCGCTCATCAACACGCAGCCGGTAGCAACGAAGCTCCCGTTCATGCCGGAGCCCGAAGCGCTCCAGCAAGTCAGCACGCAGTTTCCGCTACTGTCGGTCTGTCGCGCAGATGCACCTGTCCAAGTAGACGACTTTTCCCTCGAGCGCGGCCGCGAAACTTGCCGCTGGGATGTCGACTACATCCTAGGGCCGCTCTCGCTAGGCAACTCGCTAGCTCTGCGGGAATCGCTCATCGCTATCGCGCGGGTGCTGCATCTCACGATGCGCGAGTCCGGGCACCGCGCCTA